GAGACATTGTAAGTGCTGTTAGACAACTGAGAGCTAAATTCCCAGATGTGAACTATGATAAAGCTAATGAGCCGAATTACTCATTTAGTTCTTGCGGAGTTTACCTTAAATTTAAAAACGGGAAATCCCAGTCTATACCAGCGTTATTAGCGTCAGCATATGAAGAAGATTGGGTAAAGGAGTATATACCTGAATTTGATGAATTGACTGGATTTGATTTAGAATATGGTCAACTAAGGGAACAGGTTAAAGGTGAATTAACATGTTATAAGGAAATCTCCATATCTATTAAGCAGAAGAAGTTTGCAAGAAGAGTTATACACATTACGAATAACTGTGTTCAGGATAGACTAAATTTCTTTCATAGAAGAATAGCTTATCTACTTAAAAAGATGCAATGTGATTGCACATTTAATCAAGAGAAGGGCATACAGTTTATACGTAATGCAACTAAAGACAAATCTCATAATATATACTGCTTAGATTGGTCAAAGGCTACTGACACTATGCTTAGTGAAGTACAAGGGTTAGTGATTAAGGAATTAGTACTAAGACACTATGGCGAAAGAGAGGCAAATATTTTAATAAGCTCTTGGATGAAACTTGTTAAAATGCAGATGACATTCAAACATATAAATGGCTCATTAGAGAATTTCAATATTGAGTCTGGACAACCGCAAGGATTCTTAAGCTCCTTCCCATCATTTGCATTACTTCATCATATTATCATGATAACTAATTATAGAATGACTTATGGTGAGAGTGTTGACCCAACTAAGCTGTACAGAGTCCTTGGAGATGATTCAGGATTCTTAAGTATTAAAAGGCTTAAAGCAGACTTTCTAAAGATGAACTATATTAAACTGTCTAATGCAGTTAATGTAGAATGTAGCACCACAAAAGGTTATACCTATGAGGGTAACGGTTCACCTATTGGAGAATTTGCCAAAGTTAAATGTGTAAACGGAGTATACTTTACGAATACACCATTAAACATTGTATCAAGGGCTGGTTTATCGACCGAAGATGCACTTAAATATATACTTTGGCTAAATAAATATACTGATTGCGAAATTGATAAGGATAATCTTATTGAAAAACTTCAGTTACTCCATCCAGTGACTAAAGAGGAAGCTACTGTTATAAACC